TGTTGGTGGTAACCCCGAGCACATTGGTCACATTAATTGCATTGGAAATAAAGGTGTTTCCCAGGACGTTGAGTGAGAGTACTGCATCAGTTGATCCCACGTTGGCCACCTTCATGAATGCGTTGGCGAAGTAGGTTAAAGGCCCACCGAGACCAGAGACTCCAGAGGCGGTTGGTGCTATCGTACCAGTGACCGTCGTTGGCCCTATAAGAGTGGTCCCCGTTTGGACGGTGACGGGGCCCACGAAAGTGGCTAGGGCGAAAACGTTCAGGTTGGACACATTAGCAGTGGCTATATTAGCTGTTGAATAGACGTTTGCGTTGGCGGTGAAGACGTTATTGAACCTCCTGGCCGGTCCTCCTATTCCAGAGGCGCCGTCAGACAGGGGATAGAGCACACCGAGATTGGTGGTCGTCCCAGTGACCGACAAGGTCCCGGCGAGTGTGACGGCCGACAGGGCTGATGACCATGAAGATGTGCCAGTGCCCTGAATGGTTACGTTCCCCGCTATTGTGGTATTACCAAGTGTCGATACATCACCGAAGTTAGTGATGAGCGGCATCTTCCTAATTTACGCTACGAAAATAACTAATTGTCCAGGCATTTGATTTGCCGGGGCAACTGATGGAGAGGTTGCCTATTAATTTTCATTCTAAATTCACTTCTCGAGCAGGGAGCCGCCAATGCCATCTGCAATGGAGAAGTCGCGGATCTGGTCACGGACAAACTCGGCGTCACCGCACAGGCCACCTGGGGTCAGACCGCGCGAGTACCACGAGGCCTTCTCGGCTGGGCCTGGCGTGCACTCGAGGCTAGGCTGGATGTCGAACAGGGACTTGGGGCCGGCGGCGGCGCTGACGCCCGGCTGGGAAACGAGTGGCGAGCCCTCATAACCGGACACGCGGGGGCCACGGAACAGAATCCACAGAATTGCCAACAGCAGCCCGATGATCAGGGCATTGGACGCCAACTTGGAAGCCTTGTACAGAGACATTTAATTTCTGTCAATATTTTTTTCAAACACAAAGTGCGTTAAAGATTCCTGGTTCCTTTCTTAAAGGATTTCAGTATGGACATCAACATATCCGATGGGGCCCATAATGTGAATTTGGACGCCGAAGAGGCTGCTCTCCTTGATGAGATTTCTATTACCCCTGCTGAGAAGCGTGTGCCTCTGAAGCCCAAGCCGACCCGTCCCTCTGTGTTCGCGCGCAAGGTTCCCGCCTCGGCGGCGCCACCTCCTGAGGACGAGGGTCTCGACTTTTTCATGAATCCTTCCAAGCGTACGGCGCCCCCACCACCACCCCCTGAGGAGTATGATGGCGCCGAGGAGGATGGTGAGGAGGGGCCTCCGCAGTACGAGGAGCAGCAGGGCTACAACGGTGGCAACCAGCAGCCATCGGAAGGATACAAGACCATCGAGGACGAGAAGGCCGACCTCCTGAACAAGATCACACGTCTGGTGAAGAAGGGCGTGCATTCGAGCGCACGGCTCACCATCTACTCCGACATCGACGAGATCCGCACCGAGTACAAGCGGATGACCTACGCCATCGAGTGCGAGCGCTCAATCAAGTTCCAGCGCCGTATGCTTGTGGCGGCAGTCACCGGCCTCGAGTTCCTGAACGAGAAGTTCGACCCCTTCGACCTCGAGCTGAACGGCTGGTCCCAGAACTGCATGGAGAATATCGAGGACTATGACGGCGTGTTCGAGGATCTCTACAACAAGTACAAGACCAAGGTGAATGTGGCGCCAGAGGTTAAGCTGATCATGATGGTCGGCGGCTCTGCTATGATGTTCCACCTGACCAACTCGATGTTCAAGGCGGCCGTGCCGAACATGGGTCAGGTGATGAAGCAGAACCCAGAGCTCATGCGCAACATGATGGACGCCGTGCATCGCACGAATCAGGGCGCCTTCGAGCAGGGCGCAGGGCCGGCGGCTGGCGAGCCGCCTGCACCGGGCCTCCGCCGCGAGATGCGCGGCCCAGGCCTCGACTTTGGCGGCCTCATGAATATGATGGGTCCTGGTATGCCACAGAACACGCGGCCTGTCGTTCGGGACGACGAGTCTATCAGCGACATCGTGAGCGTGGCTGAAGATTCAGACACGAAGGAGGTCAAGGTGACGCCCGCTAAGAAGGGGGGCCGTGGCCGCAAGTCCAAGAAGGAGGTTAGCATCTAGCAAAAATATTGACGAATACTAAATGGCGATAGCTATGGCGCCGTTTAACGAGTTCGACCCCGGGCCGATGGGCCCTCCCCGAGTCGTCAGGCAGGCGCCCCAAGGCCCCGCCTCGACTGACGCCACGGAGTGCAACTACCTGATCTTTTTCTTCATAGCAGGCCTCTTCGTGATGGCCCTGACTGATTAATTTGTTTTTATAATTTAGATAAGGATGATCGATGAGTACTTCCTCGAGCACCCTCAGGCAAAACTGGCCTTCATGGCCCTAGCTGCAGTCTATATCTGGTTCATGATTTTAGTCCCTCTATTTATGCTGTTCAAGAAGGGTGACCCAGATAAAGACCCTCCCAAAGGGATCACTTTCTTCCGCCTTGTCATGGGCGCACTTCCTCTTGGCGCAGTGGCATGGTACTACTGGCAGGCTATCCATCAACCGCCAGTAGAGGCTCCCAAGCCCGAGTTTGACTGGGAGGGATTCTCAGAGGAATTTAAGAAGAGAATTAGTGACGTCGAGGAGAAGCTCTCGAACCCCAAGGTGTTTTACCTGAATCCTCCAGCTCAAAAATAATTTAGAGAGCTAATAATAGATGAGTGATTTTCCTCTGCTTCTGTTTATGTCCCCAGAGGTGATAACGTTTATCGGTGTCGTGCTAGTTTTGGGCGGGTACGCTTACGGTCTGTACTGGTCCATCAGCAAGCTCAAGGACCCCAATGAGAAGAGTAAGAGTGGTCCTGCTCTTTTATTGATTTTCTTATTAGGTCTGTTGGGAGTATTTATTTGGTCACTTATGCCATCTCGCAACACTTCTGTAGTCACCACCCCAACTCCGCCCAAGACTAACATGGCCGCGCCCCAGCCCCCTAGCAACTCGGCGGGATCCATGACCACCGCTCCACTGCCAAACGCCGCCGCGCCCATTCCCCAGGCCAATGCCGCGCCCAACCACTAAATGAATAGGCACTTGCCCTTCGGGGCAGGAGCTTGGGGCTCGTCACTCTCAATTTTGTTTCCAAATTCAAATCCAGAAGCCCGGTAGATCTTCACCCTCTTCTGGTACATCGCGTAAAACACAGACCACCTGTCCGCCAAGTCGTAGATCAGGGGTGAGTTGGTTTTCCCAGCCGTCTCACGCATGATCCGTCCCACCGCTTGCGTCACATCCGAATGGGGCGTGGATAGAAGCACCGTGTCCAGCACGGGTATGTCCAGTCCTTCCTGTGCCATGGCGAATGTGGCCACTATCAGGGGCTTGGTGGCCGACTCTGCTAGTGCAGCTTCGGTCATCCCTCCCAGATACAGTCCAGCAATTTCGGTTTTAAATTGAGAATGGATCCAGAGGCAGTGCTCCCTACGGTCACTCAGGACCAATATCCTCCGTTTGTCACCTAGAGAATTCTTGATCACATCCAGTATCAATTCGTTTCTCGAATTTAGTTCTGAAATTTGTGTGACCATGGCGGCCATGTTCAGCTTGCCGAAGCGCGTCAGGGGGGGGTCGGTCTTGAAGAGGGGGTCGTCGTAGAACAGGGTCTCGACACGGGTCGTCTTCTGATTTTCCCTCTGAATTGCGAAAAACTCTGGACCCATAAACCAGTAGAGGATCCGCGTCAGACCGTCCTTCCTCTCGGGCGTCGCCGTGAGCCCTAGAGTGTGCTTGGGGCACACCTTGAGCATGGCCTGTGAGAAGGCGGCTGCACCTATGTGGTGGGCCTCATCCACAATTAAGAATCCAAATTGGTCAAGGGATCCCAGCTCCCTCATGCACATGGTCTGGATCATGGCAATCACAAAGTCCTTTTCGACATCGAAGATGTCCTGTTGGATGCGGCCTATGGTGGCTCCGGGGCAGAAGGTGGCGATGCGGTCCCGCCACTGGTTTGCCAGGAACTCCTTATGCACGACGATCAGGGTCCTTAGCTTTAGGTGCGCGGCGAAGGCTAGCGCCATGGCGGTCTTGCCGTAGCCGGGGGGGAGCGTAAGTACGCCACCTCCTTTCTCGGCAAGGGCTTTTGTGCCGGCCTCGAATGCTCGGTCTTGGCAGGTTTCCTTTCGGAGAGTACCGCTGAACCGAATATCAGCGCTAGCAGGCCGAGGACAGGAGGTTGAGGTGGGCGGCCCGAACTTAGCGAGAGCGAAATACCTTGGAACCACCATCTGAGACGCGTGAGGACGCCATACCTTGAATGAGGGTGGGCGAATCCCGACGGCATTTTCCACTGCTCTTACAGTGAGTTCTTTTTTTAACTCGGGGTCCGACGGTACGACCACCCCAGCACTAGTCAGTGTTCCCATACCAATTTAGGATGATAATTCTCTAACCCCGTGGAGGATCATATAGACCTTGCCGTCCCAGTATTTCTTCTCGATCAGGGCCATGATTTTCTGTCCTGAATTTAGATTCTGAATTGGTGTGATGCCTGTGACGTGACACATCACGCGGTTGTACCTGAAGGGCACCTTGACCGAGTATGTGATCCCGTCCCATGCCAGGTCTATATACTTTCGACCATCGTGGTCATAAAAGGGGTTTATGATCTCAGCTTGAATTTCCATCCTAAATTCGGCTTGGATTTTTTTATCAATATTTATCAGGATGGCGGATACATGGAATGACGCCGTGAATAGTTTCACATATTATCCAGACAAGAATGCCATAATGCAGGGCTGGACGCCCCTGAGTTTCGTCGGGGGGTGGAGTAGAGACGGCAATGCTGAATCCATCCATCAAAAGGAGGTTGCTCTTGCGGCATGCGCGGCCCAAGATGCATGCTGGGGAGTCCTTGGTGTCAATCCAGGAGACAAGTCCAGAGCAGGAGGATGGACGTATTATCTCTTGAAGGGCACCAAAGGCAATGACGGTGGGCCTGAACCAGGAGTTTCCAAGAATAATTGCTGTAGGGGGCGACGCATGTGGATAAAGAAACCCAATGCGACTAAGCCTCAACAATTTAAGGATGGAATTGGTATCGTCCCCAACAATGGCGACACCAAGGTAAAACTTTGCACGGACGCGAATGGCACCCAAAACTGCGCTACTGCTGGCCGTGGGTTCTGGCCGCGTAATATGCCCAACGCGGGAGCGGCCTGGTCTATTGTAGTGCCTTTGGGTCTAAAGGCTGGACTTAATTTGAACGTTTTTGATGGTACAGATGAAGCCGATTCTCAAGGAGATGGCAGTCGTGTAGGATCGTGCGGTAATTTGGGGGCCGAAGGTGGAAACAAGGTTTGGAACGATGGTAATGTTCCCGGTGCATGTTTCAGAAACGGTTGGAACCCTGGCAACAGGCCAGATGGGCTTATCGTGTCTCAGGTGCCTATTGATTTGTCTAATCAGAACATATTCAACAATATGGAATCCATGGGAGTGGGGCCAAATGACGCGCGAGCTATGCGCATAGCCTACTGCTCGGACAGATCGAAGATAGACTCTGCCCAGTGCAAGGCTTTTCTAGACAACACCGCTAAATCTGGCTCTACTTGGAACACCGTGAAGATGGGCGTCTGCTCTGGTTACGACTGGGGAACTGATCCATCTTGTGTAAATGGTGTTAATCAGGTGTTCAAGACTGGAAGCGGTGGAGAGCAATCGACGGCAGCGAACTTGGTCAATTCTTACTGCGGGGACAAGAATAAGAAGGCGTGCGCATGCGTCAATGCCACGAAGCGCACGATCGATCAGTGCCTGGCCGAGCCTAGTATCCCCGGGTGCGACACGATCAACACCAAGGTGGGCAAGTACAAGTCCATGGGTGCTCAGTTCCTTACGGCGGCCCTCAAGCCCTTCTGCGCGTCCGACGAGTGTCAGAACGCCTCGACATCCACGGAGGGCAAGTACCTGTCCCAGCCTGGTCCCATCGGAGGGTGCAATGACAAGATCAACGCCTGCTTTCAGACCATCAATGTCGGACAGATGACCGGAGGTAACTTGTCCGCAGGTTGTACAATTCAGGATGTAAATCCACCTCC